AAGAAGGCGGTGAGCGAAGCCACACGTGGGCGTATCACCAAGGGGCTGAACCGAGTCATGACTGGCCTGCTCTTGGAGAATGTCGACCGCATCTTCATCGCCAGCTCCGGCGGTTTCACGCAAAGCCGAGTGAGCGTGCTTTGCGACTACGAGACGCCTTCGCGCAGGCAAGGTGGCGTCGGTATGGCGATCAAGCTCGACGAGGAAACTGGCCGCCCTCAGCTCGACGTATCGCTCTCGCCTGGGCCAGGCAACTCTGTCGCCTTCGACCTCACGCCGATTCGGCATGAGTTCCTCTCCCGAGTGGCCGAAGGTGCGCTGCCGGCGAGCTTTTCCAACGAGTGCCTAGAAGACCTGCTTGCGTTCAAGGCCAAGTTGCTGCGCAAAGCGGAGATCGTCCGCAAGGCAGGCTTTGTAGGCGATGACGACGAAGTCGGCGAGGAAGCCTCAGCGCTGACGTTGAATTTCATCGACATCGAGCCCGGAGGCCGCGGCTTCGCCCGTCCTGTAAGCGTGAGGACGCCAGCATGAGCGAGATTTTCAAACGCCCCGAGATCAAGAATGTTGACTTCTGCGTCGACGAGAATATCTGGGGACATCGCCTTTACGACGAGCAACTCCCTCATTTAACGGTACTTGAGTTCCTGGGCGCACTGGGCTCCAACCTGGGCAAGCCCTTGCGTCCCCACGACGGCCTGGGCGGGGCATTCAAATTCCAGCCGCAACGCCAGATCCGCCTTCGCGGCCTACTCTTCAATAACCCCTACGTCGAATCTATCGCCGAGAGTGCGCTATCTGACGACGAGAAGTGGCGGCAGTGGTTCGAGAGGTTCAGTCAGGGAGCTACAGGCAACGGTGATAGCGTCGACGACATGGCTTATCTGCGCCACTCGTTCGCGAGCTTCGATGACTTCGCCAAGGCCGTCGAACTCCTGCGCTCATCCTCGTTTGAGTCGCGCAGTAACAAGCGCTGGAGCTCCAAGTTCGTTTTCCCATTCGGCCCCGACGCCCTCTATGAAGACTTGGAGATCGACTCAAAGGGCAAGATGAGCAATGACCGGCGCTTCTTTGCGCGCACCGGCGAACTGCTCTACATGATGCTTACTCGGGCCCAGCGCGGCGCCGAACTCGGCGACATACTGGCTAAGCGTCTGTTCGATCGCGAGGCGCCGATGAACCGCCTCGCACGCGCGATGCAAGGCGCCTCACAGCGCGCAGAAGATGCGCGGCAGTCGGGCTATCTACCCGAGGCCACTAATCCGCGCTTCGACCAGATCTGCGATGACTGGCTATCGATTCTGGCTAAGGACATGCCGATTTATGACGCTTTGGAGCATCTGATTGCCATCTCGGGCCTCAACATGCTGATCTACCTCCTCGATCGAGCGAAGCGAGTGGCAGGGGACGACGATCCGGTGGAGATCGTCTGCGAAATTGTCTCCAAGGAGCGTACGAAGGTCCGGGCACTCTCCGGCGATAGCTACCAGCGCAACCAGGGCCTCCCCGCCAAAGCGGTCCGCGCACATGTCGATTCGATCCGGCAGGACACTGGCTGGGTCAAAGCCGGTTCAAGCGAGTTCCCCGAGGCCGAGCGCGTGAGGCTCATGCGTGAGCGTTTCCAGTGGCCCCCAGTCGATGGCGAGGACGACCAGGACTACTCTGGCGAAAATCCGGACGCTCTGGTCGGCAAATTGGTCGAACTCGCGCTCGCGCGCCATGAGCAGCACGTCGGCAAGATCCATGCGTCCTGGTCACGCGCAATTGGGCTGAGCTCCCGCAGGCTCTCGCGGCGCACCCGCTACGCTCCCAACGATCGGCTTTTGAAGTCGATCGTGGTGACCATCGTCGATGACCGCATGCAGTTCGACGAGTTCTTGGTCGAAGCCAAACGGCGCTATGGCCTGGTGCTTGGCGACGCCGAAGGGGCCCGCCTAGTCGACGAGAAGCTCGTTGACCAAGAGGAGCTTAGCGAGAATCGAGACAACCTTGAGGCCCGACTCGTGGGATTGGGCCTGGTCCGTAGGCTCTCCGATTCGTGCTCATTTGTCGAAAACCCGTTTGCGTTCAAGGGAGAGGCAGCATGCTGACCGGCCGCATAATTGGGCGCGTTGGTGCGGACATCCTCGCAAAACGCGTTTACAACCCTGCCCAGCCGGGCGAATCCGCTGCCCTGTTTCGCCTCGACAAGCTCTCGCCCAACCAGATCGCGGCTGTGGCGCGGGCAATCCTCGCCAATCCGGACCTGCTCACCCGCGTGGATCTAATGATTCCAGAGGCTCTGGTCGAGGGCCAAGGCCTACCGGCGGAGATCCTGATCTCCCACAACGCCGGCTACGTACGCAACAACGCCGTCACCTCCAAGGCGTCGATCCTCACTGCTAACGGCAACGAGCAAAACCTGGCCGACACGCTGGGACACGTAATGGCTATCGGTGCCAAGGAGATGCGGGCGGACCCCGATTTGTGGGTAGAGGCCGCCTTGCATTCGGGTGGCCTCTCGCCGGTGCCTGACGACCACGCGGTCTTCAGCGCGGCCTTGGGCGGCTTGCTGGCCTCCTCAGAGCTTTCGCTCGTGCAGCTCGGCGAGTTCTGCTCAGACATTGTGGAGGCCATCTCCACCCGTGGGCTCCCCATCCGGGATGCCGTTGGTTTCGCGATGCCTCGAGCCGGCTTGCCTCGCGACAGCTTCTTCTTCTCCAACGCCAAGACCTTCACCGCCTCTCGCAAGCCTTGGCAGAAGGCCTTCGGCAAGCTCTTCATCCAGCGCGCGCCGCTGCTTAAGAAGCTGCGCCAGAACGGACAGCCGCTTGATCCCGAGGAACTCACCGAGCGCATCGCTGCCAACGCGACCGAAATCGCTGAGGGCGCGCGGCTTGCCTTGGAAGCATTCACCGAAGCGCCTGCGGGAGACCAAGAGGCTTCGTCCGCGCTTGCTCAGTTCGAGTGGGAGAGCGATGGCGTCTACTTGGCTTTTGATAAGCCCAAGGAGAAGCAACTCGGGTTGGCCGAAGCAACAGTCCGCTTCTTTGATCACGACTGCGACCAAGAGAATTCTCTCGACGCAGAGGGCCGCAAGCTCTTGGAGGACTTGAAGTCGCGCGAGCGCCGCTCTGATTTTAACGAAGAAGACGAGGAGTTCTTCGTCAAGCACCGTCGGTTTCTCGAGCAGGACGCCAAGCTCTGCGCACGCTGGGAGAAAGCCCTCTATGGCAAGCCCATCGAGTGCAACGACTTTTTCGATGGCTTCGCTCGTGTGGTCAACAGTCTTCATGCTGGTCTTCGAGACGCGGAGGGCGAGCGCATCTTGCGTTTCACCGTGGCCAAGGGTCGCAAGGAGTGGCGCGAGCGCTTCAACTACGACGCCGGCAGCTACTTCTCTGCAATGTATCGCGGTTTGAAGGAGCTCATGGGCTCCAAGGCCGACTGGAAGGTCGAGCGGCTAGGCAACGCCAGCTTACCGGACCCGCTCTTCGACTACGAGGCTTTCTTCGCTAAGGAGAAGGAGCTTCGTAACGACAAGAAGAACAAGGTCCGGCCGAGCTCATCGCTCTCTCGTTTGGCTTTACAAATAAAATTCGACGTGGCCTTGATGCAGGTCACTAAGGGCAAGGAGTCGGTCTTGGCGAAGACACAGCTCCTGTGGAGCTACAAGCCGACGTCGATCGGCTTGTCGATGGTCGCCGACATGCGCCGGCTGTTGGAGAAGGGCGCCGTGGGTTGCACGGAAGTCCCGCGCCGACTCGTGAGCAAAAAGGGAGGTGTGCAAAACGTCTCGCTACTCGACACGGGCACCTTGGAGGCAACTTACTCAACCGACGCAGGTTCGTTGGTGCCGGCGGCCAACAAGCTGCGAAGCCTGCGCCACGAGATCAAGACCCGGATCAAAGAGCTCGCGGATGAGGGCCGTCTTACCGCCTTTCAGCGGGACGAAGTCAGGTCGGCTTGGGATAAGTTCGAAGAGGACTACATCAAGGCGATGGAGGATTTCGTCTCCACGGGGCTGCATGGCGAGGCCATCATGCGCCAAGCCGAGTCTTTTGGAGCGTTGTTGACCACCTTGATGGCACATGCCCGCGGGGATGTGTGCCGCTCGCGTTTGGTCTCTGAGATTCTTTCGGTGGGCACCGCCCGCGTGGCGGGCGACAACCCAGCGTTGATCATCCCGCCCTGGCATCCGGAGCGGATGAAGGCTCTGGCCGTGAAATCCCGCCGTGTGGCGGGATTTGCCACTCATTTACTCTCGAGCGGCAACATCCTCTATGGTGATCGCGAGATTTTCATGCGCGAGCTCTCCGATGAAATCGCCCACCCGTTTTATCCGGAGATCGCTGTCCTGAATAGGGCCGCCACGCCCACGCTGGTTTCCGAGAGCAGCACAGTCAACGGCTACAGCCTTTTGGAGTCGCCTACTCGCGGGACTGAGGCTGCCATGACCGACGTCGATCCAGCCGCCGCCGCAAAGCAGGCGCGCGAGCTCTTGGAGCGCTACGTGGGGCTGCAGCCTCACGAGGCATCCAACCTCAGCGTCGTACTCTACAACGCCGATGCAGCCGAGCTGCCGCTGGCAACAGTGCGCGAGCTCTCGTCGATCCAAGAGGACGGCAAGCTGCAATGCAGCGTGTCGGTTCGCCACGCCGACCCGGCCAAACTTCGAAGCGTCTACGGTGAGCTAGTCAACAAGGCCGGCGACGACCCCGACCTGCCCGTGGTCAGCGAGACCAGCGATAACTTCATCTCGAAGCTGCGGATCTCAGTGACACCGATCTCGGCTACGCCAGGCGAGAGCGCTCAGGGGTTCAAGGCCTTCGATGTAGCCTTTCTACACGATGTGGTCGCCCGAGCTGCCCAGTCCGAATGGCTCCCGGTCTCTTGGACCAACGACCGGCCCAACTTGGAGCACGCTCCTTCCCGCTGCTCCTATCGCAGCGTCTCGGGTGAGAACGAGCTCAAATCCACCACGTTCCTTACTTGCCCGTGGCAAACAGCCTCGGGCTGGGCTTACGTGTCGGCTGTCGCGGCCGTTTGCCGCCAAACTGACGCCTTGCCAGAGGAGCGATTCCTGCCCGCCCGACGCATCTCTCTGCAAAGCCCTGATCTGGCCGGCATGATCAAGGACGCGCACGACTTGGCTGAATGGGTCGCCACCTATGACGAGCTGCTCGACAAGCGCCAGCTCCAGCACAACGGCATCACAGTCGTTCGCTACCGCCGAGGCTCGACCAACGGCCGCAACATGATCGTAAGCTCGACCTCCGAGCTACGACTGCTAGGCGTGCTGGTGCGCCGCCGCCTAAACGAGCTGAATTTGCAGCTTGATGCAACAGAGATCCAAGCGGTCGCCGACAAGGCTAAGCGCGACGCGCTCTCGGTCTCCGGCGATATCGTTCTGCGGGCGGCCAAACGGGGGGTATCAGCGGGCGAAATGATCGGACTGGTACTCAGCCGCCACTTGCTCGCCGAGGAGTTCAATGCCGCAGCGGGCGGGCGCCAGGTGTTGACGGCCTACTTCCTGCTCGACGACTACGCGAGCTGGCTCTCGCAGCCGGAGAGTCGTATCGCCGACATCCTCGCTCTCAATGTCGATGAACAGGAAGAAGGCATCCGCATCGTCATCTCGATCGTCGAGTCGAAATACGTCGGCGCCGATGGCCTGGCCAAGGCGCGTCGCGACTCTAAGGATCAGCTCTTGGCAACGCTTGGTATGTTCCGCGAAGCGCTCTTTGGCGACCCCGGTCGCCTCGATCGCGATGTCTGGCTGGCCCGACTGGCCGATATGCTCATTGATGCCGACATTCCTCCGGGCATGACGGGTCTGATGGAGCGCGCTCGCTCGAAACTGCGAGAGGGCGATGTGGAAATCTCGCTACGCGGCTACTCGCATGTCTACGTCCACACCTCTGACGCAGGTTCGACATCCGCCTCCGACCAGGAACTGTTGGAAGAGGCCAATGGTGTGAAAGCTTGGCAAGAGGTCTTTGATCGGCCCGATCTGCGAAGACTCGCCGAGGCCTACGCTAAGGGTGCAGGTACGCTTAACGCTCGAGCAGGGCTCGGCTCTCTCCAGCCCTGGGACGGGCATGGCTTTAGAAAGCCTGCCCCTCGCGTGCCATGGCTCGCCGCAATCGTTCAACTCGCCGACGGAGCTGGCGAAGCGGTCTTGGAAGAGCTTGCGGCGGCTGCGGAAGCGCAGGTTCCGATTCAACCCAGCGCCCAGGCCCCCGAGCCTGAGGTTCCGGCGAAGAGTCCGGTCCAAGCCTCCCTGGCCGACGCAACTTCGGCCTCGAGTCCTTCTCCCTTGCCGGCAGCCACTCTGGGCGCTGCGCTCTCCGAGTTGGTCGCGTCGAAATTTCCAGGCGGCACGCAAGCTGACTCCGAACGCGAAGAGTGGGCCCAAGATGTAACCAAGAAGCTCAAAGCCGCCCTCAACAGTTACGGTTTGCAAGCGGCCATTCTTGGCACGCGCTTGACCCCCAATGGCTGCCTCGTGCGCCTAGCCGGTTCGGACCGACTGCGCGTCGAGGACATCGAGAACAAGCGCACTCAGCTTCTGACTACGCACGCGATTAACCTCGTCACGGTCCAGCCTAAGCCCGGCGAGATTGTGGTGACGGTCGCAGGAGCCAAACGCCAGGCCGTGTCTCTGTGGGAGCTCTGGTCGCGCCGCGAGCTCAATCGCAATGTCGCCGGCATTAACACCTCTTTCCTCTTGGGGCTACAAGAAATCAACGGCGCATTGCTTTACCTAAATTTTGGCACGGAGTTCGGCGGGCTCTCATCACATGAGCCGCATTCCTTGGTGGCCGGCGCGACTGGCAGTGGCAAATCGGTGTTGATCCAGGCGCTGATCTTGGACATCGCCGCGACAAATCCGAAGAATCTTGCGCAGATCATCTTGATCGACCCGAAAATGGGTGTGGACTACGCGCCCTTGGCTGACTTGCCGCACATGCGCGACGAGATCGTCACCACCAAGGAGAAGTCCGAAGAGGTGCTCGAAACGCTGGTCCAGGAAATGGAGGACCGCTACCGGGCCTTTGCAAAGGCCCGGACGCGGGACCTGCCGACCTACAACGCTAAGGTCTTGGCCGAAGAACGGCTACCGATGGTGTTTCTGGTTCACGACGAGTTCGCCGACTGGATGCTCGATGATGCCTACAAGGCGGCGGTGGGAGCCGCAGTGCAACGTCTTGGCGTAAAGGCTCGTGCGGCTGGCATCCATCTGATCTTTGCGGCGCAGCGTCCTGACAAGGATGTGATGCCGATGCAGCTTCGCGAAAACTTGGGCAACCGACTCATCTTGAAGGTCTCCAGCGAGGCCACTTCGAAGATTGCGCTCGACCGGCCCGGTGCTGAGCTGTTGTTGGGCCGAGGCCACCTAGCCGCAAAGCTCAACGGCGAGCAGGGCTTGGTCTTCGCGCAGGCCCCATTCTTGTCCGACCAAGATATCGAGGCGGCTGTAGTCGCCATCCGATCCGACAACTCACACTCGTAATCCCGGGAGCCTCATATGGCGCAACCATTCAAACACGACGCTGCTAGTCTTCATGACTTCTTTTCACAAGGAGGCCGAGGCTTCTATATTCCTTACTACCAGCGCAACTACTCATGGGATGAGGAGAACGCCAGGAAACTCATTGAAGACATTTTTTCGAGCATCAAGCGCACCCTTACCAAGCCTAACAACAGCATTTTCCTGGGCACGGTCATTCTTCATGACGAGAAGAATGTCGTAACGGGCGTTCATTCGGACACCCCGAACTTGTTGACGAAGGTGGCAAATGTCGTCGATGGACAGCAGCGGATCACGTCAATCGCAATGCTCGCTTGTGTTATCGGTGAGCAGATCTCTCAGATGGTCCCTAAGCTCAAGACTCTTGCTGGTTTGGCTGCTGAGTTCGATACTCTCGCGACCGAGCTGACCGATGAGATCCCCAACATTCGACGCTTCTTTTCGGTCGAGATCACGAAAACCGGGGCACAGCCCGCGTTGAAGCCGAAGATCATTAGGGCTGGCGATGTATCCGCGAACCCTGTGTCTGACCAATGGACGCTAAACGGTGACATCAACCACTTCTACCGCTCGAACACATCAAGCTTCCTCTCAAAATTCATCGCCGGAATCGCGATAGACGCGATCTTGACCGACGAGCGCGTGAAATCGGTGCTGGAGGTTTTCAAAGAGAAGATCTCCGAGGAAATCAACGCAGCAGATGCCGGCCTTGCGACTGGGCTGCTGTCGGCGAACGGCGTCACTGATGGAAGCCTGTCCAACTTCATGGCTTATCCGCCCAATTGGACGAACATCCATGCTCTTCAGTCTGACGAACAGGCGCTCTACTGCGGCGGCATGTTGCTCTTGGCCGTCTGCTCTTTCTTGAAGAACTCATGTCACCTAGTTGTAATCGAGTGTCTGGATTTAGGGTTGGCCTTCGACATGTTCCAGTCGCTAAATGCCACTGGCACTCCGCTGACCGCGTTCGAAGTGTTCAAGCCGCAAATCGTCAAAGCCTGGGGAGCGGGCTACTCCACGGCGATCAAGCCGCAGGTCGACCGCATTGAGAAGGTGTTTGAGACCGAGAGCAATTCGTCTGACAAGGAGGAGCTCACGGACAAGGTGATCGTATCCTCGGCCTTAGTCTTCAACGGAATGGAGCGAAGCCGGCGATTCAGCGAAGAACGCGACTGGCTAACGGACACGCTTGAAGGCTCTCTGTCGACTGGCATCCCGACTCAAAAATCGATCGATTTTGTCACCTGCATCGCGGATCAAGCCGACTATTTTCTGAGTTTCATAAAGCCGCGTAGATCGCCGAAAAACTCGAACACCTTTGGCCTAAGCACCCACCTTCAAACTATGGGCCTGACACCCCAGCAAGCTGATCGAGCAGCGCTGTGCGTGTTCTATCTGAAAGACGCTGGGCATCAGTTCGCCCATGCCGTGCTGAGCGTTTTCTATTCCAAGCTGCTCCGCGCGCAGACCAATGCAGTAGCCAAGACGGCGACTGCGGCAGAATTCGTGGTCGTATGCGAGGCGACGGCAGCTTTCTTCACTCTCTACATGGGAGCGCAGCAAAGCCGCTTCCCAGACTCTGACTACCGCGCCTTGTTTCAGTCGTCCATCGGGAACATCTCTTTCGCCAATGGAACCACGAATCAGACGGCCACGTTCGTCAAAACGGCATTCCGGCAAGCCTTGGAGAACCAGAAGATCTATGACGCGGCCAATCCAGTTGCAGCCCGTCAGATCTGGGTGGACTTGGCCAAGGAAAGTCCCTGGTATTCCAGAAAGGCGGTTTGCCGGTTTGCGCTGTTCGCTTCCGCCCATGACGCAGCGCCCGACCTCACGCCCGGCAACGAGGGGCTCTTTACCAATGGGATGGCAAACTCGGCCGACCTGTTGAATTGCCGCGTGTGGCACATGACCAGTTACGAGGTAATCGAGCACGTCGCGACCCGAGATCAACCATCGTCGATAAAGTTCGCGTCCCACTTCGACACCACCATCTACCCTGGAAATTACTCTGTCGTGGATAAGCTGGGGAATTTGACGCTGCTATCCGGCCCTGTGAACTCGTCAATCTATTCCGAGTGGCCCGACAAAGTCTTCTATTACTGGAACCTCACCACCCCTGGCTCCACCGCCACGGGGCCGACGGGAACCGCTCTTGCCGCGTCGCTCGGAATCGGCAGCGTGCCTCCGGCGCTTTCAACCCTGGTTGCCGCCTCAAATTATTTACCCCATTTGGCGCCGCTCGCGTTCAGAGGGCAGTGCGGCCTTCACTGGGACGCGGCGTTCATCGCGAGGCGCTCTGAACATTTGTGCCAGCGAGTCTTTGACAAGTTGGATACCTGGCTCCGATAGCTCTACTTGTGGCAGACGGCGCAAGAGCCATTGCCTTCATCTACCCCGTAGACATCGTCGATATCCTCGGGGCAGGCATTCACAGGCCGCAGAGGATTGATGGGGATGCTCTTGCGCGTGCGGGCGCGGCGGATCTCGTATTCCGTCTGAATCTCCGCCACACGCTCGGGCTGCTCCATGTCATAGAGTGACTCTCCCTTTGACCAGGTGAATGGCGAGCCGTGCTCCAATGCATCCTTCTCCAACGCCTTGGCAGCCTCATAAGCCTCGGGGTGCTGCTGGCGCAGCCTGACCCACTCGATCTTCTGCTGGAAGAAGCAGAACGTGCAGCCGCTGCGCGAGCGCCACTCGTAATACTTGGGGTAGCCGACTCCGGAGTTCTCCAAGATGTCGATTACACCGACTTTGTCGATACCCGCCTCTCGGAATGGAAGCTTCACGAAAAGGTTGTCGGCTTTGGCCGCATAGCCTTCGCGGTAGTCCTCGTCAGCGCGGATGGCCACATAGGATGTGACTTTATCGCCTGCGGCGAGCATCGGTCTGACCCAATACTCAAAGGGGGCGAGCTTCAACTTGCGAGTGCACCAGCGGGTGTTGGGGTTGGGCAGGAAGTGGTTGTATTGGCGCAGCCAAAAGCGGAAATCGCGGCCCGGGTTCAAGCGCAAGATGGTCTTGCCAAGCCGGCCTTCGAGCTTACCGAGGAACTCATAGACCTCCGGAAGCTCTTCACCGGTGTCGGTAAAGAAGTATTCGATGTCGAGCTCGGGATGATGCTCACGCATGTAGACAGCGAGCGCAGCGCTGTCCTTGCCGCCGGAGATCCCCAATACGTGCCGTTCAGCCATTGGCAGCCTCCTCGTCGATGGATACGAGCTTCATTCCGGCCTTCGCCAGGATCGCCAGCAACAAGTCCGTCCCCAGACCTTGACCTTCCAGCATAGAAGCAATCTCTTGGGCCTTGGCCTCCACCGTTTGACGATGACGGTCGGAAATCGCGAACGAGCGCGATATCGTCTTGGTGTCCGAGCCTGCGCCGATGACAACGGCGATGGCTTCGCTGTGCGCCTTACGGCCTTGCACGGCCACGAACGCCTCAGCCTCACGGAAACGCCGGGCAAACTTCGCCAACTCCAAGATTGCCGCATCGATGTGCCGGTCTACCCAGTCGCGCGGGGGCCTCTCAGCAGCCAGGCTCAGGATGCCCTCAAGCGAAGCGCGCGATCCGTCGAAGTTGGCCAGGCGTGTGGCGAAGCCATCCAACTGGAGATCGCCGGAAATGCCGGAGACGGACTTCGCGCGCTCCCTCAACGCATCCAAGTCATCTCGACTTGCGTCGAGGGCCTCGAGCATCTTGACCTCAACTTCCGCAAGCATCTTGCCGTAGGCACCGGCGAGCTCCTGCAGCGGCGCGCGCAATGCCTTCACATATGCTTTGCCGTCGGCGGCGCTCAGCAGGGAAGCTAGGTCAACGAACAAGACCTTGTGAGGGTCGCTGGCCTTCAAGAGCATGTCGCGCATTGCCTTGGCTGTTTGCCCTAGTCGAGCCGTCCTCCGAGCCCATTCGGGCAGGTTGAACACCATGGCTACTAGGCCGCGAGCGGCTTCGAGCGGGTCGGACGCCCCGACGTTTTCGCCGATCTCAGCCAGTAGCCTCGAGATGCCCTCGAGGATCCGGTTCTTGTCCTCGTCGATGGCCACCCAACGCAATGAGAAGCGGTCTGGGTCTTGGAGGCACTCATCGATATCGAAGTCGGTGAGCCTAGGCACGAACATCCCATCTTTGTAGACTGCGATGTTGGCCTTGTGAGCAAGCAGGAACGCCGTGAGGATCACCGGCTGAATGCCTAGCTTCATGCCAAAGGGAGGCGCGCTCCATAGGGCGTAAATCTCGTGAGCACCCACGCGAATGTTGGCGTCCGAGAAAAGGGCTCGTGTAGCATCCCACAGCTTCGAGAAACCTTCGGCGAATCCGTCACCTGGTGGCAGGCAGCGCCAGGCTCCCGAAGCGTCTTTACGGTGAATATCCGTACTTCGTAGAAGTGTCTCGTAGAGCCCACGCTCGGCGGGGAAGCCCTCGAAGCTCAAGGCCTCTTGGCCTTCGGCGTTAATCATCGCGTGCAGCAGGTCGCGACGTGCCTTCACGCTGTTGCTCGACACGCTATCGCGGTTCACCAGCTCGCTCCACACCGGTGGAGAGGCGCTGAATAGATCTTCCGCTAGTTCTGAGGCCACAGGGGAGAGCTTCGAGCCAGGCTCGAGAATTTCATCAGTTCCGGCGTGCCACTTCGCCAGCGACACTGCTGCTTGAAGTTGGTCCTCAAGGTCGGCCCGGGTCGCGGCGAGGCGCGCGTAAACCTCTCGGCGTGCGACAGCATCGCCCGAGAGCTCATGGCGTTCTTTCACTTGCTCCAAAGCCACCAGCTCGGCAGAGAGCTCTGCGATGCGGGCGTGGTTGGAGGGGATGCCCACCATTACGGGCCACGGGCGAAGCTTCGAGCAAGCTTGCGCGCGCAGCCGCGCGGCTCGCGGGCTCATTCCTTTGCTCGGCAGAGCCAGAATGAATGTTCCGAACTCGCCCTTCTTGGGCCGGAAGTCGGTGGCGATCTTCTCTGCCTGCTCGATGCTGCACAGCGAGAGTTCCATCCAGCGCATGGAGCCGGTCTCGTGATAGTGCCGCTTTGCAACCACCGGATGCAACCCCATTAGCTGCGCCAGCCGGGCGTAGTCGATGCCAGGGGAGGCAGCCAGGGCTTTGGCAATGGCCGCGTCGATGTCGAAGTCGCTGCCTTCAAAAACCGACCAAGCGCCGGTGTAGTTTTTGTATAGGGCGACTTTTAGATCAGAGAGCTTTCTTAGTGCAGCACCGAGCTCCTCGGGCTTCGTGTCATAGAAGAGCGCACTGATGACGTTTGTATCAGCCGCCAGGCCCGAGCCGTTGCGGAAGAGGTCGATGACGGCGATGTTCTTGATCAGCGACACCAACAGGGCATCGCCCGTCCTGGCCTCGGCACGCTCCACGGCTTCGACGGCTTGCGACCAGCGGTGGCCGTCGGGAGAAGCGAGGATCGCCGGCTCCAGGTTCGAACGTAGGTAATCCCAGTAATCGCTCGGGCGATACCAACTTGCCTCGCTTCTGAACGTCGTATTCAGATAGGAGCGGAAACCATGCGGCTCCACTGACGACAAGAAGCCGAAGGTACTGCGCTCGTTCTGTCCGAATTGCCGCTTGGAGATCGGGCCCAGTAGTGCGGCCATGGCCGGATGCAGCGGCCAACAGGCCTCCAAGGCCGCGGCGAAGTTATGTCCCACGGCGGGCCTGCGCGAGCGGATCGCTTCGGCGATCGCTTTAGATGCGTCGTGCATCCAAGGCGGACGCTCCTTAGCCTCGATTGCGCGACCGATCAACTCGACGACCTCGTCACTTGCGGCTACGAACGGCAAATCGACGTAGCGGCCTTGAACCTTAGTCCAATCGTCGCGTGTATCTATTCCCAAACGGACCGAATACTGAGCGAAAGATTGATGCAAGACGCCGACAACGACCAAGCGCCCCTCGGAGCGTGCAGCGGCTTCGGCCAGCTCCTGGAAGAAGTAGACATCGTCTCCGGAGCCCAGGGCAGAAGCCTCCAAGAATTTACCCATCTCGTCAATGATGACTAGTGCGCCGTCGTACGGGCGACTCTTGGCCTCTTCGACCAAATCGGAGATAAGGGTCTGCGCGTTGGGTTTGCTGCGCCCGTCGACTGATTTACCCTGCGCACGACGCAGCGCCGCATAGAGCTCGGCCACGACGCTACCACGCCGGCCCACCGCCGGAACGATCAACCATCCTTTTTCAACCGGGAAGGCTTTTTCGAACGCAGGCTTTGAGTCCAGATGCAGGGCTTGGTGAGCCCTCGCCCGAAGACTCTTGTCCGGATGCAGCGCGCTCGCCAAAGCGACGGCCAGCGAGCTCTTGCCGCCTCCAAACGGGCCGGTCCACGTAAAACAGCGTTGGTTAGTACCGGTTAGCTGCCTGCACATACCGTCGATCACAGCGGTCGCGGTCGCGTGGCAGATGTAGCCGGAGAGAGCGTCCGCGCGGCCGATATCGGCGTCGACACGGATTGAGCGTTGGTATTGGCGCGAAATTTGGACGATATCAGACAGCGCCTGCTGCTTCTTTTCAGTCATAGGCACGCCTGATCATGTTCTTTATGTCCTCCTTGGACAAATCCTTGCGATGGACCTGCCGAAGACCTGCGGAATCGGTCCACTCAAGTTTGCGGCCCGTGAAATCAGACAGAGCGATCAGCCGTTGGGCTATGGACTCTTCATCGAGCTTGAACACGCGGCCCGGAGAACCTTCAGCGTAGGCGACAGTCTCAAATGCCAAAGAACTTTGGCCTTCGGCCGCGCGATTCCAGAAGTCGACCAAGGCATAAGCGAAGACGCCATTGTGCAGTGATGCCTTGGGGCCGCGACGGAACGCATATTGGCCCTTATGGACTTCTTGAAGCAGGCCCAACTCGCCCAACAGTGGCTCAGCGAAGTCCTCGGGAGAGCCTCCCGCCGCTCTCGGGGCGTAGCTGCGGAGGCACGTCTCCAAGTCGCGCGAGATAGTCGAGGCCGAAAGGCGGTGCTTAGGGTCGAGCTCGCGGGCATAGCGGGCCAAGGGGTCTTCGAGCTCTTGGCGCGTGAATGTGGGAACCGTCACATGATTGAATAGCCAATGCCATGTCGTTGAGCGGAAGCATCGACCTGCAAGCTGCCAATGGGCAAGCCATGCGGTCGAAGGGCTCTCAGCATAAGGGTCTAGGCCTCCGTCTTGCAGGATTTCGCTGGCGAGGCCGCCGATGCGAAATCCCTGGTCGGTCTCACGCATCACACCGCACGCCAAAGCCCAATGCCGAATCGACGCGACCATGTTCTTACCTACTCCAAAGGAGGCGATAGCGGTCTCATCAGAAAAGGTGGCCTTGACGATCAGGCCACCATCAATCGCTCGATCAAAAGCCTTCTTGAGCCACATCTGACGCAGAGGAAACGTCTCATGCCCCGAAAAATGGGCAGGCGTTCCTCGACCAAGTCTTGAAGTAGCTCTTTTCATTATTATAGTTTAACTCGAACTGGTGGGTTCCGCCAGTTCGGCCACCATCAAATACTGATTAACACCACAGTCATCAGCCCGGCTGCAGCAACCAATCGAAGCACTACTCGTGAGCACGGCTTCAATGAGACGGAAGGCTGATGCCGAATACTTTTGAACGGCGCTCATGCGCATTGAATAACACTCGTTCGTATTCTCGTCGCGCAACGAGGCCAGGCAACACCCTGCCGCCACCATAGACCCATCGACGTAATTCCTGCCCCACTGCAATCCAATTCCGCTGATTGATTCGTCGTCGCAGCGTCGAAGCCTGCAGCCGTCCCGCACCAAGATTGAACGTAAAATCGACGATGGCCGCCAGCCGCCCCTCGGGTTCGTTGGTCAGCACCGGGCAGTATCGTAGCGTCGCCTTCAGGGCCGTCATCAGATCCCCAGCCAGATAGTCTTCGGCCTCAACCTCCGAAATCGATGGATGTTGCGCATCGCAGAGATGGCCATAGCCAATCGTCCAGTAACCTGCAGGGCAGATGTACGGGTGCGCACGCCGCCCGGGATCGAACCTCGGTACGCGATGAAAACCCTCGAACCGCTTGGCCAGATCGATCGCCGCCTGCGGCACATCAATCACGACCGCACCCGGTCGAAAACGCGCCCAAGGAACCAGAAATTTAGCACCCCGGCCCATAGCGCCTGATCGGCTTCAGTCCATACGTGAAGGATCGCCGCACCCCACTCAGCGCCTGCAGTAACGGCAGCCACGAACGCGGCTGTCTTGGCGGCACAGTACAAGGCCATGAACCAGTAAGTGATCACCGGACGCACGCTGGAGGACAGCGCATCTGCCCACGCCACGCCAGTCTTTTCACCCTGGGTGCGCACCGCATCGCGCAGCGCCTCGATAGCCCCGGTATTCCACGCCGCATCGGCACCGGCCCCGATCTCACCCATGCGTTGCGCGCCACGGATTTTCTCGAACTCCAGGGCCTTGTCCTGCATCGCCAGTTCGTGACTGCGTTCTCCATTGCGGTCCATCCATTTCAGGATTTCCGGAGCCAGTCGAAACGCGCCGCCCAGCAGACCACCCAGTAGCGTCTCGATCATTGCCCACCTCCGAACAACTTGAGTTTCACGAAGGCGCCGGCCAGCAATGCCATGACCATGCCCGTGACCAGCATCTTCACGATGGTCAGGCCGGCAGTTTTCTTGGCTTCCGTGAAGGCGTCCAGCAGTCCGCGCAACTCGTGGATGTCGCGGGCAGCATCCGGGCCATCGAGCCCGACTTCCGACAGGGCGTGCCGAGCACCGCGCTCGGCGGCGCGCTCCAGAATTTCCTCGAATTCTTCTTGTGGCAACGTCACCATCTTGCGCCGCTCGATTTGTGCTCCGTCCATGTTTTCAGTCCTCCAGAAATGCGAAACCCGCCTCGAGGGCGGGTTCGGTGGTTGCAAAGTATTCAGTTCAGATCGCGACGCCAGCACTCCATCCAGCAACCTTGTAGGCGGACAGAACCGCCTCGTCCTCGATAAAGCAGAGCCAGCCCACTTTGGGTACGTAATACTCCCAGGCACTCGCCACTCGGACGGCGATCTGGTTGGTCTTGGCTGCCCAGACGCCAGTGGCGGCGGCCGGGATGATGTAGCGATCACCATCGACGGGGCCCGCTGGCGGCGTAGTCAGATCCCGGTCCTTGACCGAGAGCCCAACGACTGCGCCGACGCGTTTCAAGTTTGTGTCCATGCTGGTATTCCAGCCCGACTCGCCGAGCGTCCAGCCGTAGGTCAGTCCGAGATTGGGATCAGTGCTTGCCATCAGATGCCTCCATAGTATTTGCCGTAATTGAGTCCGAAGCCGGCGCGATCAAAACTGCGCGTTTGCCGTTGCCAACTGGCATAGCCGTCGCGCACCGCTTCAACTTCAATCTTGAGTTTTCCGTTGAGGCGGCCCAGACCACTGTCGGTTACCTCATCGGCGACGAGATAACTCCAGGACGTCGTGGTGATGCCGGTGACGGTTTTCCGGAGAGCGCCGCTCTCGCCATAGACCCGAATGGTGTAGGTGGTTCCAACTTCGGGACCGATGTTGGCCTCGGACTGCGTCACCAGATACACCGTCTGCTGCATCCGGTCGCGGTAGGCCCAGGTCACAGATGCTTGACCGAGAATGACCGTCGGCCACATCACGTTGTTGATTTTCACGTTCCCCGGCGGATAAGGCCGGATCATCCGCCCGGCAAAGGTATAGCTATCCGCAGGTGCTGCCGATTCTGCCAAGCGACCGAGGCCGGTGGCCGGCAGCATCTTCACCTGCAGTGTTTCAGCAGAGAGGTACTGCTCGGTGATCAGCGCTTCCACGGCGTCGGCAAACCAGAGGCGCGCTGCTGCCAGGTGCGTTGCCGGTACCGTATCGAGCACGCCCCGATCGACCGTCACCGTGCCGGCCACGAGATTGATCGCCTTGACCGCGACGATCTCGTTATCGAGATAGGCAATGGTGTCGAGTTTCACGACGCCGAGGTCCTGTCCATTGCCGAGGGTCAGTACCGTCGCCTGTTCGTCGATGGCATTGGTCACCGTTGCATTGGGCGTAAAGCCCATCGTTTCAACTTCGGCGTAGGCGGCGCTGCCCTGGCGGGTCAGCAGTTTGACGTTGAGTGAATCACCCGAGGGCCGACTGGCACAGGCGACCAGAAAGCCACCTTGCGGGTCGAGTTCGGCGCGTGCTGTAGCCGACTCACCAACCAGTCGTTTCACTACTGACCACCAAGGTGCTTCCGCAAGCCGGCGATACGGTACCGGGGCGGGTGACGTCAGCGGCGACACCCATGAGGTCGGCGTCGGGGAAACGTAGGAGGCCGATGGCAGGCCAAAGATGTCTTCGACGCATTCGATCCGTACACGGCCATCGGTCAGCGTCCCGTAGGAGATGCGCACCACCCGCATCACCAGTTGCGCGATGCCGAACTCGGGCCAGGTGAATTTGAATACCTCGCCGATGTTGAGGTTGGCGGCCTGCCGGTTGGCGATCAGCGTGGCCTTGGCCAGGGGCACCGAGAGTTGTTTCAGATCGCCCAGCGCAACCCGCGAGGCCAGACTGCCATTGCTCACCCCGGGATAATCGACCGTCACCGAGGACACCACGCCGCCGGCCAGTTCCAGCGCCGCCAGGTCATGCACCGTGATGGCGGCATCCTTGTCCGTGGATCGATCGCGGTAACGCACCGTGACCTGATTGACCAGTTCCGATTCAGCCGGCCGCGAAAAACTCTCCAGTTCCAGAATGTTCGACGCATCGAGCACCAATAGGCTGGATACGGTGTAGTCGGCCCGGGCGAGCTTCAGAACGAACTTGCCGGTGCGGGGATGCACATAGAGCGTGCCGTCGATATGCCGCAGTACCTCGGCGATGAATTCCTCCAAGGGTTGTTCGCGATCCCACAAGATCGACAAACCGTATTGTTCGGAGGCCAGCGTGTTGGCCGAAGTCTGGAAACTGGTCGCATCGATTTCGCTCGCTGCATAACCCAAGCCCCACGTGGCGTTGTTCAGGCACTCGTAGATGATGTGCGACGGGTTCGCGTCATTGTTGATGTTGCCGCCACCTAAGGCCGCCGGTGCGGGAATGCGCCGCGCTTCGACGCTCCACGGCTTGACGTAAGGATTCATGGCCGACAGCAGGCATTGCTGCGCGATGAGCGACACTACGCCCCGGAAGGCCGGGATGATGCTGCCGAGCATCTGATGCAGGTAGCCGGAAACGGTTTCTGCTGGCCCACCCATCTTGATTTCGACGTAGCCTTGGACACCGCCCTCGCGGGACTCGCCACCGAAGAGTTCCGGCGCGTTGATGTAGATCGTCTGTGAGGACGTGATGCTGCCGCTCCAGGCCGTGCGCTCGCCCACGATGATGCGCGTCACGGCATCCACCGGCCCGTGGCACAGCGCCAGATGGAGTCCGGCGTAATAGCGATGGCCGACGACATAGGTGGAGGAACCACCACCGCCTTTTCCGCCGCCGCCCATTTATGCCTCCTCCTGTTGTGGTTCGAGCGGCTGTTCCATTTTGTCGGCAAGACGGCATGCCATCGCATCGCCGGTGGCGCGCAGCCAGTCGGTCGTCACACCGTTCTGGCGGAAATCATCAAAGCTCACGCCATCGCGCGGGAACCACTTGCGCAGACCGGCGTTGCAGTAGCCGAAGGCTTTGGCGTCGTCATGCGTCACAATCATTTCTTGCCTCCGCTGCCCGACGATTGACGAATCTCGGTGGTTTTGACGTCGCCATACCAGACCACATTGGCCTGACGAATGACGCGGGTGCCGAACAGCACAGGAATGGCCTTTCCGGATTCCGCCACCGGCACATCGAGGTTGCCCGGCGAGGGCGCAATGGGCTTCGGCGGCTTCGGCGTAAGCAGCATGCCGATAACCGTGGTGATGACCCAGATGGCAATCTGTACCCACATGATTCAGCCCTCAGACAATCGAATCCCCGGCGAAGGGGTTCTTGACGGGAATCCAGGGAAACCCGCCGAAATTGAGACTGTTGCCGAACTTGCTCTGGCAGGTGGCAAACGTCCGGTCACAGCCGGCAAAGGCTTCAAATGCCGAGCCCACGGCAATTCCTGGCAGTACGGCCGAGAGCGTGACGGTGTCACCCGAGTGATTGGTGATCATGCGTGGCACGCCGCCAACCCGCAGATACCCTCCGGTCAGCCAGCCGGTGGCCTGCGCGAGCAAGGCGCTGGATGTCACGTTCAGGCCGGAGAGCGCACTCACGGTACCGGCCACCTTGTAGGCTTGGTTGTTCATTCCGCAGCCCGGATCGAACAGTGCATGGCGGCACCCGGTCTGGTAGTGGGCGCGCAAGCCCGGCCGCTTCAGCGCCGTGAAGATCGACTCGCAGCGAATCTTCGCGGTACTGCCGCTGAACACCACGGAAGCCACGCGCCCCTTCCACCAGGTGATGTACTCGGCATCACCCAGGTGGTTACGAAACAACGTGACCGACACCACGCCATTGGGCCGTGCCGCCGCGAAGAGTTGAGCCACCGCAAAGTCGCGGGCGCACTCGAGGTCAATGCCGTTGCGGGCAAAATCTGGCGACTGCTCGACGGCTGAGCGGCGGATCACGGCGGGTTGGTAGCTTTCGGCCTGGTAGGTAATGACATCCCGGGCACTCGTTACCGTCCATACCTGCTGACCGAGTACGAAACGATAAAGCTCGACCGGCTGGCCAGCCGCCGCCGAGATTTCCTGTGTGGTGTAGGTCATGCTTTCACGCTCAGCATCGGGATGGATGCTTCCACGACGCTGTCCGTCTGCCAGTTGATCTCGATCTGGTCGGCATCGAGTCGGGTTTTTTCCAGAAAATAGATGGCGATCCAGTCCTCGGGGTTGGCGTCGAAGCCGAAAGACTGATTGATCGTCATCACTTCTTCATCACCGATAGTTCCTGCCCCGAAACTCGAGATCGTGCGGAAATACCACGTGCCGTTTTTGTAGAGGAACGCGGCTTCGGTGCGCCCCGGCATCGGATTGAAATAGAGTGCGTAACCGCGCGAGGCAACCGTCATCACCGTCTGGTTCGAGAGGATTTTCTTGACCGGGACGATGGATGCTTCCCAGGTTGGGTGCCAGAACGCGGTCAAGCGCCCCTGGCGTGCGGCCAGCCACGCCTTGAAGGCATCAACCTCGGTGCGGTTCTTGAAGATGTAATCGAAGGAGCGACGCACGAAGGGGCGCGCGGCATGATCGTCGACGGCTGTGATGCCGGTGCCGAAATCCAGTACTTCGGCCAGCCGCCGATAGTCACTCTCCACATCGCGCACCCGGTTCGGGCGTGTGATCCAGACCGGTGTCGAGTTGAAGGTGGTGGTCGAGTCCTGCTTGGTGATGGCCGTGGTGCCCGCGATATCGAACACCAGCCGAGCGGTGGCGATGGCGTCCGTCACCCGCGAGACCGCTTGTGTCACGCGCAGCCGCGCCGTGCGTGCCGGTGTCACAAACGCGCCCGCCGGCCAGGATTGCAGCAAGGGCTGCTTCAGTGTCACGGCGTTGCTCGCCACCGACAGCACCTCTGCTGCCTCGGTGTTGCGGCTGTCTGAGCCAATCACCAGGAGACCGTCTGCTTCGTATTCGAGATTGGTGGTGGTCAGCGGAATTACCGTACTGCCTGCTGCGATGGCTGCAGTGAGCACCGCTTTGTCGGGCCAGATCGGCAGCGCATAGACCCGCGATTGCCAAGCCGACAACAGCACGTCCAGAAGCGCGGCATCTGCACTGCCCACCAGTATCGAGAACTCCAGGGAGCGGCGCGGCTTGGCCCGCAAGCTGACCCGTTGTTCTGTACCGTCGCGCGCCGTGAGGACATCAGTCGCCCACATCAAGCGCTCCAGCCAGCCGTCTGCCCAGTTGGGTTTGAGTCCGAACACCACGACGCGTCGGCCGGAGATCGACAGCGTCGGCGCTTCATCTGGAAACTGGAAGGTGAAATCCGCTTCGATCACCGGCGGCCCGTCGAGGCTCACCGAGACGTTGTGCAGGCGGGACTCCAGCATGCCGTAGGTCGTTGGCGGATTGGCCGGGGCGGCAAGTGATATACCGCCATCGTTCGCACCGATCACCGCCGTCAGGGTTTGAGACGCGAAGTGCGCATTCCACACCTCGACCTGGCGCATCTGTGTCGACAGCAGATTGCCCAGCGCGATCGTGGCCGGCAAGAGATGGACGTGGTGATACCAGTCCTGCTCAAACTGGCGAACCAGGTTCCCCGAGAAGACCGAGACGATCTCGGAGATCGGCAGGTTGTTGGTCTTCACGCCGGCATTAGGCGGGTTGCCGGCCAACGCTGCCGCATAGGGCAGCGTCAAGGGCGCAGGCAGGAACTTGGCCGCCGCGCCATAGGCAGGATTCCCGGGCAGCCCCGAGGGCAGGACAGCGCCGCTATACGTGGCCATGAGTCGTCATTTCAAGAACCCGTAACCGCCGTAGCTCATGGTGAAGACCATCCAGTCATTGCCACCCAAGGTAACCACGTCCTTGTTAACGTACTGACCGTTCATGCGCAGCACCCGGGCACCCGGGGCATAGCCCATCATCGAATAGAAGCCAGACGGCGTTGGACGACCGACTTCGATGGTCGCGGGATACAGCGGCGTGACACCGTTAAACGCAATCGGCGCATAGCTATCCAGTTGCCGTGCATAGCCGGAATAGAACGCCCGCACGGCATCTACCCCCGAGGTGCCGACCTTCCATTTGTTGGTGTTGCCGTCGATGTCGGTCCGCATATAGGTGCTGTAGGTATCCGACAGGAAGGCGCCTCCTGTAAATGTGCAGGTCTTGGTGATCGCTCCGAACAAGAACGGCGCATAGGTAGTGCTCGCGGTTTGCACGATGCAGTAACACCAGCCGTCGCCGCCGAAGAGGAAGTACTCGGCACTGCCCGACAGTTGCGTGACCGAGTACGAGCCCGAGGCCACGGTCTGCGACGCATAGGCCAGACCGCTATTGAAACTGGTCGAGCCATAACCCGAGACATAGGTCGCGTAGGAATGCAGGTTGACGAACTGCCCGCTGGCGGCATGTTGCAGATGCAGGCGGAAATACCCTGCGTCCGCCTGATACATCAATTGCGCGTAGCCGCAGGAACCGGTGGCGAAGAGCCGAATCTTGTCGAGCAGGTCGTTGGCGGAGGTGGTAATGCCAGACTGGAATGCCATCGATTACCTCACGCGAGCTTCAAGGCCCAGTAGTCGCTGTAACCGGTGCGAAAGACATCCTGTACCACCAGGTGATCAACGCCACCGACATTGATAATGTTCTCGGCCGCGTTGGCGTAGCCCGGCACGGCGTAGCAGCCGTCCATCTCTCCCAGACCAATGTGGATGAATGGCAGCAGCGGATAAGATCCGTCCGGACATTCGCGCATGGTTCCGCCCCAACTGCTCGGCCACATTGCCGACACGCCGGTCCAGACCCCGGTCGGCGCGTAATACGCGCCCGAATAGCCCGACGACTTGGGCAGGTGATTGCGGTATTGGTAGGAATTGCTCCAGCGCGTCGATCCGTTATAGGTGCCACCGATCAACATGGGGTACAGGTACTGTCCTGGCGTGGCATAGGGCAGGAACAATCCCAGGTGCATCATTTCGTAATAGGTGCCAGTCTTGGCCACCATGACGATGCGCCGGCCATTGGCCACGATCCAGTACGGCATGGCGGAGGCCATGAGGAGTGCGTAGAACGGACCACCCGGGTTGTATTGCCCGTCGAACGTCTGCGCCGCGTTCCAGCCAACGAAGCCACGGACTTTCCAGTTGCCATAGTCGGCTCCGGCTTCTGACAGGATGCCGACATTGATCTGGTCGGTGCCGGCGAGCCCAGGTCCCTGCAACACCAGTTCCGCCGGTGGCCCGGGTACCCAGCGCAGCACCGACCAGCGCTCGTTGGCTGGCAGCATGTCCTGGGTGACGAACTGCTTGAGGCGGTTCAGCAGATCGAGATAATCGGTGGCGGTGCCACTGGTAAAGGCCATGGGTTACCTCAGCAATTCACGCACGGCCGAGCCGTTACGCGAAAGCACGTTAAGAATGGTTTTTTCTCCGGCGGCGGAATTGAGATAGTCGCCGGCCATGCCAGGGTCGATGACATTCACGATGCGCACCGATTGCGAGGGCGCAGCGTTAGGCGCTGGCGATACCGCCGGCACCAGGCCACCGTCAGCGAAGGCCAGTCGTTGCCCGCTCCACCGGGGCGCCGACAGGCCGCCATTCAAGGCATGCAGGAAATCAACACCGACGCGGCGCACGGCATCCGCCCGCAGTACGTATTCGCCGGTGGAGAGACGTGCCGGGATTGAGTCACTGGTTGCAGTACCGGGACCGGTGACATAACCGCCACCAGCGAATCCCGCCCACTTGAAGAAGCCAGACACCAGACCGCCCAATCCGCCTGTGCCACCTTTGGTCATGCCGCCAAAGAGTTCCTCGGCGATCTTCTGTGCCGCGATACGGTTGATGGCCGAGAGCACCGAGCGGGCAAAGTCACCAAACGCATCGGAAGCTGATTTCGCACCTGACCCAATCTGTTCGAACATCGTCGTGAAGGCGTTCTCTACGTCGCCGTTGATGCGTGTAGCCACGTCATCTGCCACGGTCTTGAGACCCGCCATTTCCACCTTGAGCCGGGCTACCCGGTTGATGGCTTCCTCTGAGCCCGTCGCGGCGGCGAGGGCCTGCATCCTGGGGATCATGCCTTCCACTTCGGTAGCGGTCTGTTGGTGCACCGTCAGCACCTCGCGCCGCATCTGCGTTTCGGTAATCATCCCGGCATCCTTCTGCACCTGGAGTTCCCGTTCGCGAATGCTCATGCGGTCGGTGACGTTCTGATACTGGCGCTCGAGTTTCGCCAGTTCCGCCATGTCCGCTTCGACATTGATCAGGCGGCCGACATCGGCGGCACCCGTGGTGTCGCCCATGCGTTGCAGCTTTTCGATCAGGGGCTGGTATTCGCGCTCGAGCCGTGCCCGTGTGACATCGCCGCCGGCCCCGCCACGGATCTCGGCCATGCGGTCGCGCACGCGAGCCAATTCGTCTGCCAGTTCCTTCTCGGCCTTGGCCGCAGCATGTGCATTGGCGATCTCGACCTCGCCGCGCTTCATATTGAGCACGGTGATCTCACCCTCGAGTTTCTTCACCTCGGCTTTGGCACGCAGGCGCTGCGCTTCATCCTTGCCCCCGACGGCCACCGCTGATTGCGCGCTCAGTTCCTGCTGCTTTGCCGTGAGTTCCTGGTCGATGGCCTGTTGCTCGATCTGTGTCTTGCGAGCGTAGTAGTCGCGCACGGAAACCAGGCGGTCATCGAGGGAACGGTCGAGGGTTGCTTTTTGAAGATCGAGCCCTTCCTTCAGCACTTTGAATTCGGACTCTGCCTGCGCTTTGACCACGGCGAGTTTTGCGCCGGTGGCATCCCTCTCCGCGCCGTCGGCGGACTTCTTCTCGCACTTGCCATTTACCCACTGGCCACCGGACACGACACACGCAATGCGCTGCATGTCTTCTGTTGGTTTTCCGGTCGGTGACTTCTCGTCCGGACGCTTGGGGCTGGTCAGCGCATCGAGCCGCTGTTTCGACGCCGCCAGTTCCTGCTCCCATTGCGCGAGGTTCTTCCTGAGCGTTGTCATCGCGCCTTCGTTGAACTTCACATCGAAGGGCATGAACGGCACCGGCGCTTTGCCGGTATCGACCTTCTTGCGGGTCGAATCAACCAACTCCTGAATGCGCGCGACCTCGTCACGTGCCTGTTTGATTTCGGTCCCGTTGAACAGGAGATTGCCGACCCCGCCGAGACCAACCCACATGGCCTTCAACTTGCCCGAGTCGTTCGCCGCCTCGCGCATGGCATTCGTGATGTTGATGAGTTCGGGCAGGAAATCGCGGGCCAGCGTGATACCGAGCGCTGACGACGAGGCTTTGAGTGCCGTGAGATTGTCGTTGAACGCTTCCGCCGAACGCGCCGTTTCGGTGGTGAGCTTCAAACCCAGGCGTTCGGCTTCCGCCGTGAGTTGATTGATGCCGGCCGCCCCCTGATTCAGGAACGGAATCATGTCCATGCCACTCTTGCCGAAAATCTTTACAGCGAGCGCAGTCTTGACTGCACCGTCTTCCAGATTGGCGAAGACGTTGGCCACCTGCAGCAGGACATCCTCGGTGGACTTCATGCTGCCATCGGCATTCTTGACGGAGATGCCGAGTGCCTGGAACAACTGCGCCCCATCACCGATGCCGGTATTGGCCTCGGTAATGTTCTGCGACAGGCTCTTGATGCCTTTCTGCAAGGCTTCCAGACTCACATCCGACAACTGTGCGGCAAAGCGCAAGGTCGACAGCGCTTCCACCGAAATGCCGATTTTCTGCGAGAGCTTGTTGAGATGATCGGCCGCATCGATCGCACCTTTGATCATGGCAGCGAACCCGGCCACCGAAAGCGAAACGCCAAGGCCCGCCAGCAGTCCCTTGACCCGGTTCGACTCGTCGCCGAGTTTGGCGAGATTGCCGCGAATCGAATCGAAGGCCGATCGGGTCTGATCGACGGCAGTAATCAGCAGTTGTGCACGATCTTGGGTCACGGGTGGCTCAGGTCCTAAATCTTGGAGAGTTGCGTTTCAATGGCTCGGGCGAGTACGGGCAACTGGCCCCGTACCACGCCAGCCAGATCGAAGCGACACTTCATGGTCACGTTGGGTACCAGGACGGCGACCGGGATTTCCTGGCCGCGCTTCACCCTCTTGGTACCCGTGCGTTTGCGCTCGGCCCGCTTGAATCGCGCCAGAGAGGACGCGTTCTCGCGCAGGTTTTCGGCCATCAAAATGACGCGGCCGCCTTTCTGAATGAAGTACGCGTTGCCGGAGCGAATCAGCGCATCGATCACACGCTTGAAGGCACGACGACCGATGCGACGGCCTTCCTCGGTCAGCGGAATCAGCATCCGGCCCGAGACGGTTCCGCCCCGGACATGGATACCCAGCCACGGAATCTTCGAGCCGATGAGAACTGCGGGTAGTTTGTCCTTGTCGCGGTCGTAGACCTTGGCGCGCAATGAATTCACGAAGGCCGCTTTCTTGACCGTGAAATCGGACTTCATTTTGCTGCGCACGACATCGGCCACCGACTTGCCGCCGGCTTGCATGCCCGTGGCCACAGCCTTGTGAATAGCGGCCTGTTTTTGTCGCGTCCAAGCCTCGAGCGTGGATTTGTCGAGCAGGCCGGAAGTAGTCAGGGAAATCTTAAGCATCAAGGCGCCTCATGAACTTCTTGATGGCATCACTGCTGCCTTGTGCCCCAACACTCACGACCGACAGGAGATTCGCCAGACGCCGCGACTCCTGCCGATCGATGGCGGCGATAAAGGCATCGACCTGCGCCAGGGTGTAATTCAGGATGCTGGCGTAGGCATGCCCCGCATCGATCAGTCGCTGGACTGCATCGCTCCAGGGATCCGGGCTCCGAGGGTTTGGCTTACCCGCGTCGCCGCCTCGGTCAGGCTCGGCAGCACGCGCTGGATAAAAAAATCGGCATTCACCTCGAATACCGCTTCTGTCAAACGCACGGCCTCGTCGAGCGCCAGATTCGTCACCCACTCGGGCGGGCGACGACTGGCGATGGCCACCGCGTCGATCACCGCCTCGCCATGCTCGGCCAGGAGCGCCAGCCAGTCGGGAGACGCCGACAGACTGGCCGCCACCGGCTGCACGGCGCGAGCGAAGGCCGGCACGTCGCCGACCCTGAGGGGTGTGAGTTCGAGGCGTTCGCCGCCGATGACGAGCGTCACCGGCACCGGCGGCAGCGCAGCAAAAGCGTCGCCAGTCATCACAACAGAACGATGCGGCCAAACTGGCCAAGCGCACCCGCAGCCGCCTTGGTCAGATCGGCCAACACTTGACCGGAGAGTTCGAACTTCATCAAGTCCGCGCTGATCACCGACAAGTCTTTCGCCGGATTGATGGCTACCCGGTAGAGGTCGATCACGACTTCCTTGTTGGCGTCCGCCGTGTTCAGCCCTTCGAAGCGAACCCAGCGCTCGGGCAGCGGCTGCGTGAACATGGCTGTGACGCTGGCGGCCCCATAGCTGTAGCTGGCCGCGATGGCACCCGTGACGCCTGTGATGTCGGTAAACATGATCGAACCGTGCTTCGCATTGACCGTGTATTTGCCAGCCGCCACGGTCGTTGCTCCTGCCTTCACCACGACAGTGGAGACGTTTTGCTTGCCGAGCAAATAGAGCTTGCCGAGTTCCGCTGCGGCAATGACCGGCTCGTCCGTGACGGTGCCGGTGGTCACGACCGTGGTGGAACCGTAAAGCGCGAGTTCCAGATTCGACTGGATGAGTTCTTCCAGCGTGCAGGCAAACTCGCCTTTCTTGGTCTTGATGAGTTGCAGATCGGTCAGTCGCTGGCCGGATTGGGATTCCTGATGCTCCAGGGTCTCGACCGAGAGCGACACCTTGAGGTCGGGGACGTTGCCGACGAAGGTGAGGCCTTGCGGATTGCCGCTGGTGTCACGCGAACCGATGAAAACGCGTCCTTGTCCAGAGAAATAGGTCATGAGGTGTTACTCCTTGTTTGAGGTGAGAGGAGATGCCGGGGTTGCTTCGTTGTGGCGGGAGCGCCGGGGCTCTATAGACGTGGCTGCCTGGCCGACGCCGTGTTCGATGAGCCAATTCGCCGTGCCGTCATCGACATCGATGATGGTTCCAACGTCATGCTCGACGCCGGCATGGGTGTGGATCTTGAGAAGTTCAATTTGCGGCATGGGGTTATCCTTTCTGGGTGAGGTCGTGGGCCAGCGTGCGGTAGGTGACGCGGTAGCGGGATGGCAGTGCCGCCACGTCCATGTCGGAGTCGTCTTGCTGCCAGTCGGTGTCGGTTTCTTCCATCCCCAGCGCCAGGCCACTGAGGGTTACGTCGGCCAACAGCGCGACGTGTGCGGCGGTCATCAGGCGATCTACTACGGGCTCAGGGAGTTCCGTCGCTGTTCCCGTTGCCAGCGCCACGATGCGAATCACCAGTTCCCGCTCGGTACGATCATTGACGCGGCGTACCGCTTCCGATTCTGGGAAGACAAGGAGCGCAGGCATTTGCGCCCGATCGGACGGCACAGTGGGCTGGCGACGGATCGTCGCTCCCTGTGCCGAGGCAACGGGGGTGAGCCTGAGCACCACGGTTTGAATGATCTGTTCCCGGATGCTTTGCATCACAACCTCGACAAGGTTGCTACCGACTCGGAACCATCCCGAATCTGGCGCACTTCGCGCACCCGGTAGGACTGGCCAGCGATCTCTACCGCATCGCCCTGGCTCAGCGTCAGACGCTCGCTCGGGTATTCGATCTGGTAGTCACGTGAGAGCGCCAGCCCATCGAGCACACTGTCATCCGGCGCACGAAACGCCGCCTGCACCGTGACCGCACCCACCTTTACGGTGGTCAGCAGTCCGCAGCGCGCGGCAGCGTCGTACAGGTCGGCGACGTTCACCTGCGTCAGGCCGCTGTGAGCTTCACCAGCACACCCGGGCGATGGCACATCGGCAGCGGATTCGCTTGGGTATGCAGATCGGTGCCGCGATCGAACTTGCGGGGTTCCTGCTTGGCGTACAGCGGCTGGCCCAGTGTGTTCGCGGTTTCGTTGAAATCAGCCGGTGCAAAGTAGGTGCTGAAGGTGTCCACCGTGCCGATCGGGAAGCAATGTGCTTCACCCGCCGCGATGAAGCGACGCGTCGCACCCGTGGCATCCGTAGCCTGGCCGCGATACTCCTCGAAGGTCACGCCACCGAAGGTGAAACCGGCACGCATGTCGTTGATCAGCACGGCACCTTGCTGCCAGTACGTGTAAGCGTCCTTCACCTTGGCGTGGTCGGTCAGGGCATCAAAGAACTCCGGCGAGCACAGGCAGTGGATGCCGGTCATGAACTCACCTTTAAGGTTGTCCTCGAGGTGGCGCAGCACATCGGCGCACTTCTTCTTGACGTTGGTGCCGGCGACGGCGAGTTCGAAATTGACCGTGGCCGGAGTGATGCCGAACTCGTCGTAAAGGTCGTAGATCACCGAGCCATCGGCATCCAGGATGACGCCCTTGAGCGCGCCCATACGCAGGTGCTCCAGGGTGATCGAATGCTTGTTGCGCATGGTCTCCAGATGCCGCGCCATGACACCGGCCACTGATTCCATCTCGGTTTCCGAGCCGAAGGCGCGGATGCCCTGGACTTCCTCGGGCAGCACTACATCGTCGTGCGGGATATGGGGAATGACGAAGGAGCGCACGGTGCGCTTGCCTCGCGCGCCGACCGTACCGGGCGACCCCGGCGGCATTGAGGGCAGCAGGTTGAGCACACCGTTTTGTTCTTCAACGATGACCTGCCGGGTACGCACGGGTTTTGCCGGAAACAGGTTGAGCGCTTCCATGCGACCGTAGCGGTTGGGAATGATATTGATGGCGGACGTGAGGGCCGCCATCGAGAAGGCCGGCGTGTTGAACACATTGTTCATGGTGATGATTTCCTTAGGCGGATTGACGGATGAGGATGCCGCGCGCTTCGAGGGCGGCGATGGCTGCAGCCTTCTGCTCGGTGGTAATACCGGCAGGCCAGACCACGGCGTGCGAAGCAACGATGGCGTGACGCGCGAGTAGCAAGGCGTCGTCGCGTTGGATCAGGGTGGCGTCGATCGCGCCCAGCAGAATGCCGGCGACGTCCTCGGTGCCATCGGTGGCGACCGGATCAAAGCGTTTCAGTTTGCCGGTGACCGTGACGCGGCCGACGACCGCACCGAGTTCCAGGTTCTGCCCGGAAGCAACAGAGACCTGTTCGCGTGAGTAGTTGAGGCAATCCTCTTCGTACTTCAGGAGATCGCCGAGATTGATGGGTTCGTTAATGGCATTCATGGGTCAGTCCTTTCCGGTGAGTTTCTTGACGGCTTTCATGAGCAGGTTTTGCTCGGGAGATGCCGCCTTATTGGCCGCATCGGGATGGATCACCGAAGTGATCTCGGGGCTCTCGGCACGCGAGGCCAGCAAGACCCGTCGCACTTGAGATTCGCTGGCGCCTTCGGCGAGAAACGTGGCAATACGCTGCGGCTGGCCTGCCAGTTGGCAGAGTTCCGCGATGGCCACGGCGTCCGCGCGCGTGGCGGCGCGGGTGGCATCAATGGCCGACTGGACAGGATCGTCCTTGGGTGATTGCGGCTCGGTCGGCACCGGTGCAGGATCCGTTGGTAGCGTTGGCGCTGCCGGATCAGGGATAACTTCAGGGGTGTTCGGGTCAGGCATGAGTGATACCTCCTTGATGGGGATGGATGAAGCGAACTGCGCGTTACTCGTTACCGATGGTGCAAAGCCTCGTGAGCGACGTGCCGCCAGAAATGCACTGAAGTCGGTGAGGGCCGTATCGAAACTGCCTTGGGCATCCGCAAGCCCTGCGGTTACGGCTTCCGGGCCGAAGTACAGCCCGGCTTGGGTGGAGCGAACGAAACGCGGTTCGAGGTTTCGCATCACGGCCACGTGATCGACGAAGATGCCGTAGAGCCTGTCCACCTCGGCCTGCAGCCGTGTCAAAGCCTCTTTGTCGAGCGGTTGGTGGGGAGAGAAATCGTTCTTCTGGTCGCCGGCGGTAATGGCCGTGTAGCGATAGCCCTCCTGGGCGTCACGCGCGGACTGATCGACGTGCATGGCAATGACGCCGATCGAGCCGACCCCGGCGGTCTGCGTCACATAAACCCGCGACGCCGCTGAGGCAATGGCGTAGGCCGCTGAGAATGCCGAGTCAGAAGCGATTGACCAGACCGGTTTCACCGCATCGGCGGCACGCACCCGCCCGGCGAGTTCGAACACGCCACCGGCTTCGCCACCGGGGGAATCCACATCGAGCAGGATGCCGGTAACACTCGGGTCGGACAGCGCCGCGTCGAGCATCGCGCTGATCTCGCCATAGGACGTAAGCCCGGACGCCGCTTCCATGCCGAGCGAGCGCCGAACCAGCGTGCCGTAGACGGGAATCACAGCAATACCGGGCGGTGCATCGGGCAAACCACGTGGCGGCGGAATCGGCAGACCGGCTTTAGGCTCCGGCCAACCGATGCGATCACCCAACACCGCCAGGATGATGTCGAGTTTGGAACGGGCGACAAGGAGCGGCGTCCCGTACAGACGGGACGCCAGGTGCGGTAGCTGCATTTCAGTTTCCTTGCGGTTGAAAATCGGGTGGCTGGACTACTGGTGCTGGCGTCGGCAATTCGTGACGCGGGTCGGAATCAAAGACCAGGCCGAAGGCATCCGCCCGGGCGTTGTCAGCAGCGATTTCCCGATCCACGTCCTCGGCGTCGTAGCCGTTGGCCGAGATGGCTTCCGAGCGGGACATGAGGCCCGAGCGAATCGCCGCTTTCATGGCATCGGCCTCCTTCAGCGGATCCACCCACTGCCAGCCTTGGGGAATCCATTTGACGGCCTGGTACTCACGACGCTTGGCAATCCCGCCCCGGGCATAGCCCGTCAGCGTGAGTGCGCCTTCGAGAACGGCTTGTGCCATCCAGGCTTGCCATATCGGACGGCACAACTGATGGACGATCACGCCATGCTGTAAGGCTTCGACACGGCGGCGAAACTCCAGCAGACCGGCCCGGATCGACGAGTAATTGACCTGGGTGAGATCCCCGGTCAGTTGCTCGTAGGTGACGCCCATCGCCGCCGCCACAGCGCGAAACTGCATGCGCAGGAATTCCGAGTAGGAACCGCCGACATCCGCTGGCTGCGAGAACTTGATGTCTTCGCCCGGTTCCAGAATCTGCATGGTGCCGGGCTCGAGACCCGCGAGCGCCACGCCGTTGGGGTCGGATAGACCTTCGCCGAGCAGGTTGTCCTCGGGAGCGAGGCGCGTCACAAAACCGGCGAACATCGCGGCGGTTTTCTTGCGCACCAGTTCGGCGTCGTCGTACTGGTCGAGTTCGTTCAGTTTTACGAGCGCACGCGCTAGCCACGGTTCGCCACGAATCTGACCTGGGCGCAGTGCCCGGAAAAGGTGAATGATCTCGGCAGCATCGACACGCACTGTCGTGAGCCCACCGTCCCCAGACATCGGAGCCAGCATGCCGTCCTCGGGGT